GCAGCTTGGATACCAGCACTTGTACTTAGAAGAGTTGGTGTACTCACATATCCATAGGTGCCAAGCGAGGACAGAAGGCCGAGGGTTGTACTGGGAAGATTATTGCCCAGCACGACTCCATAGAAGGGGGCATTGGATTGACTGATGTAATTCGTGCTGACCAGATACTGTCCTATGAGAGATGTAAAGTTGACATAGGGGGGATCGGTCGTGCCTGTGACAACGACGCCGAGACTGCCGCCGAGTGATGCGGGAGGATACAGAATACCCGTCACGGTGCTCTGTAGAGCTGATGAACTGATATAGCTCGCGGAGCCGAGGTGTTGAACTGTACTCTGAAGAGACAAGCTGCTGATATAGCCAAATGAGCCGAGACCTACTACAGTTGAGCGCTCCTGCGTATTTATTCCTACGGATGTGCTTAGCAACGTGGGTGAGCTGATGTAGCGTGATGATCCGAGGCCAATCACTGTACTTTGGATATTGGACATGAACGATAAGGAGCCATTGAGGAATGGCGTGATTGAGCTAGTGAGATCGGCTGTGCTGATATATCTGGAAGCACCCTGGATCCAAGAGACTGTACTCTGAAGCTGTAGATTTGTAACACTACCCGGTATGCCACCCTGTCCAATCTGTGTTGAGAGTGTTGAGTAGCTTGTTGCCACGATTGAGGAGGTTGTGGACGCCGAATTCGTTAGCGTGTAGATAGTTGATGGTAAATAATCAATGGGGGCCCCATCTGTAGCTGACTGGCTGCTAATCGTCTGAAATATGTTCTGCCAGGAGCGAGTTCCCTGTCCATCCGCAACCTGCTGGAAATCCTTGGGGTACGGCTCAGCAGTTAGAGGATTAATAGAAAAGATTAGATTCTGAATATTCAGTTCTTGTTCATTTGTCCGACTCATATCTGGCTTTGCCAGAGATATGTTAGCTACGGCCGAAGCCGCGGCTTATGTCCCTATTGAATAAGTCGCACAACACACTAGAATGCCAGGTGGTGGAGGTCTTTTACAACTGGTAGCAGTCGGAAAACAGGATGTATTTTTAACCGGAAATCCCCAGATAACATGGTTCAAAATGGTCTACAGACGCTATACAAACTTTGCAGTAGAGTCACAGCAGATCTATTTTGATGGCGACCCCGACTTTGGAAAGCGTGTGACTGCGCTTGTACCAAGGCGCGGAGATTTACTGGGTCCGATGCTACTGGAGGTTGTCCTGCCCTACGTGACAATGTCGGATGGATCTATTGGCACATATGTGAACACAGCTGGATACGCCCTTATTGAGGAGATATCACTGGAAATCGGTGAGCAGGAGATTGATAAACAAACCGGAGAGTGGATGCAAATATGGTCAACTGTTACAACACCTGCTAGTCAACGTGATGCTTTAAACAATATGGTCGGTCGCGTAGATGGTTTAAACTCTCCACCGGTAGTTGTTCCTGCCTCTGTTTGCTCAGTAGGAAACTACAAATTCGGAGCGGCCAAGCTGTACATTCCCCTCCAGTTCTGGTTTAACAAGAATCCTGGCATGTACCTCCCCCTCCTTGCAATGCAATATCACCCTGTACGCATCAATGTGAAATTCCGCGATCTAGCTGGAATGATTGAGAACAAGAATTTAACAGCTACATGCGCCCCTGTTCAACCCGAACCCACAAGCATTGTAGAGATACGCCTTTGGGGAGATTATGTCTTTCTGGACACGGAGGAACGTCGCCGCTTTGTTGCGAACACACACGAATATCTCATTGAACAGATTCAATATACCCCGAAGATCTCTATTCCCGAGTCGGTCAACACCCAAACGGTTCGGATGGAGTTTAATCACCCTCTTCGTGAAATATTCTGGCTCATCCGGCGCGATGTTATGGAGACTACTCACGAGTGGTTCAACTTTGGCTCTACCTCATCACATGAGTCAGGTATTTCAAGAGATATACTTCAAGATGCAACTCTACAAATTGATGGGTACGATCGCTTTGATACTCGGGACTCCGGATACTTCCGTCTCGCCCAACCCTTTCAGTACCATACCACAACGGATGTGAAGCAGTTTTTCTACATGTACAGCTTCGCACTCCGGCCAGAGGATATGCAACCATCCGGTTCTCTCAATGCCAGTCGCATTGATAATATGAATCTTCAGGTAAATCTTCGCCCTGATTCAAATCAAAGTCTCACAATAACTGTACCGCTTCTTGACGCACAGGGTAGGCAAGTATTTAGCAATGGTGTAGCTCTGACGAGAGAAATCATAAACCCGCTATATGTTCCTAATCGCGGCAAATCATCTATCATCGTCTATGCCAAGAATCACAATGTTCTACGTATTGTGAATGGATTTGCGGGTCTACTCTTCAAGATTTAGGTCGTAAGTCTCAATAGCGATGGCCAGTATGTTGGCAGGAAATTTACTAGGAGCTGCTGGTGCTGCAACAGATCCAGCAGATGCTACAAAAAACAGTTTTGCGAAATCTCTGAAGGAGGGATGGCCCGTGGGGTGGCTCTCTCTATTTGTTCTAGCTGGAGGCATACCCTTTCCACCATTTTCGTATCTGGGCATGGGTGGCGTGAATCTGCTCGCGGTAGGTTCAACAATGTGGTTTGCTATAAAGGCCGGCTTCCAGTTCTTTCTCACGTTGATAAATGTCTTCATAACAGCATATTTCCCCAATCTCTGGTGGCTCGGTTGGCTCATGATGTTAAATCCCTGGTACCTCTTTGATCTCATACAAATGTTTAGTCCGGCATTTGCATATGAAGGGTACAAGATACCTTTTACTGTTTTTAATCCTCAGAAGCCTCTACATTCAAAGGCCTATAATAACGGAGAAGGGGGCCTCACATACGCAAAGGGCTCAGTGGGACCTGTAGTAATCTTAGTCGGAGCTGGACTCACTTGCGTTGGCTCCTACAGTTTATTGAATATGCTTCCACCGGCCATACAAAACTCCTGGAAGCCGATGATGAATACAGTGTTTGCCATTATCGGCGGTGTCACTGCTGTCGCTGGAGGCGGTATTGGTGGTATGATGGCTCTGCCTGCGTTAATGAGTTCTCTAAAATCGGGAGCCTCGCAAGTGGCAGCTGTAGCCCCCGCCGCAGCTCCCGCGCCTGCTCCTGCTCCTGCTCCTGCTCCCGCGCCAGCTCAACGGGGTGGTGGTGAGTTGCCCTCCTTAGCAAGTGTGGCGAACAACATTCTTAATGGAACGCAAAACCTGAACCAGGCCGGCGGCGGCGGTGAAGATCTTTCTACAAATCTCTTTCTCGGGTCGCTGACGCTCGTGACCTTAGGTGGTCTAGGCCTTGCGCTAATCCGCTCTAAAGCAGATTCTAGACGCTGAATATAATGAAGTACTTAATGACACAGGAAGAGTTTGAACAGCTCATAGGAGTTCAACCTGTTCCGGATGGCACGCCTGTTCCGGCATTTACAGTTATCTATTTCACGGCCACCTGGTGTGGAGCTTGCCGTCGGCTTAACATGCCTGCTCTAGAGGAGGTACTACCTGAGGTGAACTGGCTAAAGTGCGATGTTGACCAGAATAACTATACACCTGGCTATTGTGGCGTTCGCTCTATTCCAACCTTCGTAGCTATCAAGAACAAGAAGGTTCTTGGCAATTTCCAGTCAACGAGCAATGAGAAAGTAGAGGAGTGGATCCGCTCACTTATGTAAGCTCTAATTAAATGAAGCCTAAGTTCTTGAAGGAGATACTAGCAGCGGTTGGTTCGCTTGTTGTTATCTACTATGTGAGTGCACACTATGACAGCCTGAAGAAGCTCGCAGCCAAATAACCGGATCTCTTTTTAAGGATGGATACAGATTGTATCATAGTAGGTTCCGGTATCGCAGGATTATACGCGGCGGTTGAGTTGGCACGACTCAAGCGCCGAGTAGCGGTATATGAGAAACACAAGGAAATTGGTGGGCGTGTATATACGTTTCATCAAAAGATTAACGAGGTGGACCTCCAATGGGAGGCCGGCGCTGGACGTATTTCAGAGAATCATACGATTATTATAAAACTCTTGAAACGCTACAAGCTGAAATTCGTTCCTATTGGCGGAGGCATCCAATACAAGGATACATATATGAGTCCGCTGGAGCCCGATGCATTTGAACCGGCCATACCCATTTTTCTGGATCCGTTGATGGGTCTTCCCCAGGCGGATCTAGAGAAACATACGATTCGCGAACTTATTACAAAGATTCACGGAGCCAGAAAGGCAGAAGAATATCTCATTCGCTTCCCCTATCGCGCAGAAATAGATGTCATGCGGGCGGACATGGCACTCAAGCTTTTCTCAGGTGAATTCCGCAGAACAGAACGATATGGCATTTGCGCCGAGGGTCTCTCGGCTCTTACTGCCGCCCTACAGGCGGATGCTGAAAAGCGCGGCGTAGTCTTTCGGATGGAGCACGAGCTAGTCCAGATTAATGGGGAGGAGGCTACGTTCAAGCATGGATCCGACCAAGTGGTGGTAAAGGCCCCGCACTTCATTCTGGCTTTAACGTGTGAAGCCCTGCGCGAGCTAGAGCCCTTTAAGAAGTGGCATGTTCTTAAACATCTTCGTATGGAACCTCTCCTACGTTTCTATGGAGCTTTTCCAAAGGAGGATGGTAAGGTATGGTATGAGAAGTACGGAGGGCGGATTGTGACAAGTACGCCCATTCGCTATATGATACCTGGCTCAGCAGAGATGGGTTCGGCACATATGTCCTATACAGATACACAGGATGCGCGCTACTGGATGGATAAGCTAGATGCCCATGGCGAGAAGAAGGTAGGTGAGGAAATGCTCGCCGAGCTACGGAAGCTTCTCAGTCCCTCTATTCCACCTCCCTTCTTTGTAAAGGCTCATGCCTGGGACCACGGAGTCACATATTGGCTGCCAGGACATTATGATCCTGCAAAACTCTCAAAAGAAGCGGTGACCCCCTTTCCAGAAACAATGCCGGCAATACACGTCTGCGGAGAATCCTTCTCGTTGCGCCAGGGCTGGATGGAAGGAGCAGTAGAGCATGCGGCGCTCGTTGTCAAAAAGCTGTCAAGGTCTTAACACAATATCCATATATAAAATAGTTCTGATATCATCACTATCATTTCGTGCATAATGCTGGAACTCAGAGTTAAATAGTACGGCCTTACCAAGCTTGTGTTTATAGGGGGGGCTTTTTCCAACTATTAAACTACTCTTTTCTCCAGAAAGTAGCATATTAAACGCCATTGTACCATGAGTAGGTCCAGTTTCATCTGTATGAATAGGTAGCTTAGAATGGGGCATTAGCAAGGAAAATCCAGCTATATTGATTCCACCCAAATCATTGAGAATTTCAATGGTAGTAGGACAGATTTCCTTTGCAAAACCAACTGGTCTGTCTTTTATAATTAATGGAAAGTTAAACCAACGATTATCTGGATCCCATCCTGCTATCCAGTCCCTATTTGAAGATAAGTGTTGTTCTATCTTCTCTTGGTCATTATACCAAACACCCGCTTCGCGTTTAAAGGTCACCTTTGTTTGGTCAAAGGGAGGGATTTCAGCAGCTAGTTCTTTATACGATGTCTCTATAATCTTGAAACGCCTGAAAAGCTTATGATTTGTATCATAATAATCAGACATATATATTTTATACTAAGATATCTTTAGATGCGGGAGCTCTTTACAGATGGGCTTAACTCATTCTGGCATGTTGTCTTTGGCATCATGGCAGTATGGTTTTGGTGGATCACACCTCTTTTTGTGGCATATCAGCTGAAAAATCCGTATGAGAAGAATGTTCTCATAGATCTGGGAGAATTCGCCGCAGGCTACATGCTGGGATTCGCAACCTCAAAAAAACCTTGCCAAGACAGAGATGGACATCTTTCTATTGATCGTTGTTCTACATGTGGTACTCATCGTGCCGTTTCTACTTTGGGTGGGATTCAACCGCGCTGCGACTCCTGATTGGGTCTATCATGTTCTTTTCGGCACGGGTCTTATTGTGCTGCTGTATCACGGATACAAGGCAGTGGGTCGCTACTTTGCAAAGTCTCCGGCCCTATGGATGAATGTAATTCACGTGCTGTTCGTAGCTCCTCTGCTGCTTTGGATTGGATTTTACGGAAAAAAGACGGAGCGCCCTGCCTACGATATGCTTCTTCTTACAGCCTTTGGAGCCTTCGGCTTTCATCTTTACAAGCTGGTCGTAATAACGCAGACCTTTGTGAAGGCGCCTGAGATCTAGTTATAGAGTTCATCTCTGTCAAGAGCACTACACCTTCGGAACATTTCCTTTTTAATAAGAGCGCGCTTGAACTCTTCCGTGACTTCCTTGCGCCGCTTAATACGCTCTTCTTCTGTTAAAACCTGTCTCGCATTTGGTGTCTCCAACCATCTAAGCACACCAACCAGCCGCTGCTCTTCAGAATTATCGTCTGGAATCTTGATCGTGAGGAAAGATATGATGTGCTCAGGCATGCTTGACATTGCTTAGAAAATGGCTGGCGACAGCTGCGTGTCAATTTTTCATACCGATATGTCATTCAAGAGTGCTTGTTTCGCATCAGGTAACTGAATACATGATGTGGCGGCATGATACAAGAAGGCAGTGTGACTGTTACACTCCTTCTGACAAGTTGGGCAAGTCAGCCCTGTGGAGAATCGCTTCAGCTCCTCGTCACAATGCTTCCGCATGAAATGGATTATCCGATTTGCTCTTGTAAGTGTCTTATAAGAGCAACACGGACATTTAAGATTCGCAGCTTCCTCCTTGGAATGCCGCGCTGCGATATGAAGCGCAAGAGTCTGTGCATGAAGAAACTCCTTCTTACATGTCTTACACTCAAATGGAAGATGACCTTCATGGTTCTTCATATGATAATGCATGGTGTTCTGATTCTTCTTGACCGCCTGACATATAGTACAGACATAGTGTCCCTCTGCGTTCTTTTGATACGCGTAGGGCATGCCTTTATAGCCGTTAGTTCAAAAACTCAATTTTTCATGCGGCGGCAGTTCTTTCTTGTGCGACCACCACCACGCTTTGCCACGGTCCGAACCACGCGAGAAACACGAACAGAAGATCCTTTTCCAGGAGTCAATGACGATGACGGCATAAGAGACTTTAATAGATTCAGAAATCTCTGTGGAGGAAGAGATTGGCTACGCCGGCGCGTGCTATTAGCTCTGGCGGTGGGCATTCTACTTACTCCCATCTTTTTGAGCAGTGGCTACTGTGTCCACCGCCACAATACTCCTCCTGCTTGAAGCCAGCTTCTGCCTTACAGCAAAAGGGGTTGTGATTATCCTTAGCGTTCTGAAGGCGCTGGCCAGTTGCCGGATCCGTATAGGGTGTACAATACTTCTTTCCACATGTCCAACACCACGTTCTACCGCAGCCCTGGTCTACATGAAATTTATTATTATGATCAAGCCCGCATGAAAAGACATAATCACACGCAGCATCTTTAAGACACCACCGTTGACACCAAGGACATTGTTTTGCATCTGTAGAACCGGAATCAGGCATTTTTATTATTGCGGGTTTTTCTTCTGTTTCTACTCCGCGATCTGCTTCGGCTTCGGCTTCTTGTAGCTTTAGCTAATACAGAAAGACGATTTGGCATAGGAGCATGAGTTGCAGCTAGTCTAGCTAATAGAGAAAGTCGGTCTAGTAGAGGAACGTACATATCCCAATCATATTTCATATCTTCCTTAAATGGTCTTATTACCCTGCCATCATCTGTTCTAAGAGTATATACATGCCCTCTTTCTACAAAACGATGTCCATTAACATGATGTTCAATATCAATATATTCTAAAACGGGGCTTTGAACCGTTGCCCAGACAGATATGCCATCCAGAGGTGCATATACAACTCTATCACCTACCGCGGGATCTTCTGTTGCTGCTTTTAGTCCCTGTGCGGCTAGCTCTGCGCCAACTGTATTCGGAAACCGTTCTTCATTTACATACTTTCGCCCCCTGTTATTCAGTTTAACAAAATTCGGAAAATGCTTCTCGGCATATCCTACTGTATTGAAGGGCATGCCATTTTCATTAAGATCTAAATGAGCTGGATGTACGTGTCTTCTTCTCATCTACTCAGTTTAAACGATTATAAATGACTTAGACTAAGATGATTATTCTGACCTTGGCAATAGGGGCAGATTTCCGAAAAAGCTTGGCACCTGCTCTAAAGACGAAGGTGGATTATGCCGCGAGGCATGGGTATACGTACATTCAGGGAGGCGAGGAATTCTGGGATCGCGAGAGGCCTATACCATGGTCCAAGATCGGCTTTGTTCTCAGCGTGCTTAACAGACTGCCCGATGGCGAACTTGTATTTCTTTCAGACGCAGATGTTATGATTACAAATCCGGAGCTGCGCCTTGAAGATCTTGTAGTTCCCTTGCTGCCTGCTCAAAAAGATTTACTGATGACGATTGACGCGTGTGGTCATCTGAACTCGGGAAATATGCTCATGCGAAATGGACCATGGCTGCGTGATTGGTGGCGGCGGGTAGGTGAGCAACGTGACTTAACCTATCACATTTGGTGGGAAAATGCAGCTATGATTCGCCTCTTGGAAACTGTTCCGGCAGATCTTGCTCATACAGAAACTACGGCAGAGCATTGGAAATTTAACGCGTATTTACAAGGTCTTCCTGGTGAGCGCCTTTGGGAGCCTAAGTCCTTCTTAGTCCATTTTGCGGGCGTATATGATCTTAAAAAGATGGAGCAGCTTCAGAGACATATTCTTACGCTATAAATAGAATGTCTACACCGGCTCAAACAGCGGCTATCGCGGCACAGGCTGCCGCTGAAACAGGAATTAGAGATGCCCAGGGAAGGATTAATGCGGCGAATGATGGGGTTACACAAGCAACCAATAGATTGGCACAGATAAAGCAAGTTATTCCAAGGATTGAAACTGATTTAGCTAGTGCTAACGTTGAACTAACAAACAGAAATAGGGCCCTTGATGAAGCAAGAGCAGCAGCAGCTGTTATGCCAATGTTACCACAGCCGCCGGCGTGGTTCGGCGGGTTTAGACCACCTCCCATGCCAGATTTTGCGAGAGATGCGCAAAACAAAGCTGCTGCCATGGCCGCTGTTGGTCCAGCACAGATGGCGCTTGGAAGAAGAGATCAAATTAATGCCGCTTTAACTAGTGCACGAAATGACCTTGGTGCTGCAACCACTGCCCTAGCTACAGCAGAGACGGCCCTTACAGCTGCAAATTCAAATATGGCTACTGCTCAAACTAATAAACTAAAGGCGGATGCCCAAAGGGCTGCTGCTGACAAGGATGCTGCGGATGCTGCCGCGGCAGCGGCGAAGGCCGCTGCT